CTCGACCTCGCTCTCTCTCATTTCTCGCGCTGGAGCACGCGCAGGGGGTGACCATGAGTGACGGGCTGATGGTCGGCGCCGTGCAGGCCGAGCTCGACGGCATGCCGGCGCAGGTCCAGGCCACCCCGGAGGCACTGATGGCTCAGCTCCTGGCCGCGAAGATCGATGACGGGGATTGGTCGGTGGACGCGAAGCTCCGCCGGACCCTGGCCGAGCTCCGCCGGCTCGCGAAGCCCGCTCCCGCCCGCGCCCCGCAGGCCTCCGAGGCGGAGCCCGACCTCGAGGAGGAGCCGCAGCGTGACTTCCTCGACGATCGCGCGGCGCAGCGGGCCGCACGACGGGACGAGCTCGCCGCTCGCCGTGCGCGGCGTCCAGGAGCCGCGGATCCTGACCGCGCCGGTGCTGAACCCCGATCCGCTGGAGACCGCAGGCGGTGAGTTCGCGGCCAACGCGGAGGCCGCCGGGCTGATCCTGGACCCGTGGGAGCGCCGCGTTCTGGATGTGGGGCTCGCCGAGGACCCGGTGACGTGCCGGTGGTGCGCCTTCGAGGTCGCCGTCGCCGTGCCGCGGCAGAACGGGAAGGGCTCGATCATCGAGGCCCTGGAGCTGTCGTGGGTGTTCGACCTCAACGAGAAGGTCCTGCACACTGCGCAGCTCGGGTCGACGGCGAAGGACGCGTTCGAGCGTCTGATGGTGCTCATCGAGAGCACGCCGGAGCTGAAGCGGCGGGTCAAGAAGATCCGGCAGTCCGCGGACGAGCTGTCGATCACGACGTACGGCGGCGGGTACATCCTGTTCGGGCCGCGGTCGCCGCGGCTGGGTCGCGGGAAGCAGTTCGACAAGATCGTGTATGACGAGGCGCTGTTCTTGATCGTCGAGGAGACCGCCGCTCAGATCCCGACGATGTCGACCCGGGACAACCCGCAGGTCTGGTACCTGTCGTCGCCGGGCCGGATCGAGTCGGAGTATTGGCGGGCCATCCGGGACCGCGGCCGGAAGGGCTCACCGGGCCTGGTGTGGGTGGAGTTCTCCATCGACACCGCAGGGCGCACGGTGGAGGAGCTCGAGGCGGCCGGGGTGCTCGACGACGAGCGGCTGTGGGCGCAGGCGAATCCGTCGCTGGAGCTGCCGCGGCCGAAGGCGATCAGCCTGGAGTACGTCCGGGGTGAACGGCGGGCGCTGCCGGCGGCGACGTTCCTGCGGGAGCGGCTCGGTGTGTTCGACGAGCCAGCGACCACGGGCCGCGTCATCTCGGCGCAGCTCTGGGAGGCGCTGGAGGACCTGACGCCGTCCGCGGGAGCGGGGGTGTTCGCCGTCGACGTCACCGAGGCCCGGGACACGGCGTCGATCACGGCCGCGGCGTTCCGGCCGGACGGGCTCCCGCTCGTCGAGGTCGTCCAGACCGCCGCGGCGGATCCCGGGACCGATGCCGGGCCGGTCGAGGACGGCACGACCGGGCTCGGGTGGGTCGTGGAGTGGTTCGCGGCCCGCCCCGGCGCCCGGGTAGCGCTTGCAGCGAACCGCCCGGCCGGTGCGCTGCGTGCTCGGCTCGCCGCGGCAGGTGTCGACGTCGTCGCGATGTCGGACACCGAGCTGGCGCGCGCGTCGATGGCCTTCTACGACGCCGCGGCCGCCCGGATGTTCCGGCACCTCGGCGACGAGGTCCTCGGGACGGCGGTGGAGAAGGGCCGGAAGAAGGAGACGGGCGACGGCGCGTGGCGCTGGCACGAGAAGACGTCCGAGGCGGACATCACCGCGCTGATCGGGGGCTCGATGGCGCTGCACGTGCTCACCGGCTCGGGTGGGGACCTGGTGTGGCCGGAGTTCCGGCGGGACCAGGTGCTCGTCGACGTGGTCCCGGGTGAGGGCTGGCCGCGGTACTGGGCGGTCCGGTTCTCGGTGCTGGGGCCGAGCGTGTGGCAGTGCTGGGCGGAGCGCCCGGACGGTGTGCTGGTGCTCGAGCACGAGCTGTACCGGTCCCGCTGGTCCCCGGAGCGGCTCGGCCAGGCCGTCAGGGAGCTCACCCGGCGCCCGGACGGGACGTGGCGGGTGCCGATCCCGATGGCGGTGCTCGGCGACACCGAGCGTGAGGCGCGGCGCGGGTTCGAGCGGGCCGCGGGGAAGAGCGTGCGGGAGCCGCGGGCGTCGCTCGCGGATGGTCTCGCCGCGGTGGGTGCGCGGCTGGCCTCCGGCCGGCTGCTCTGGTCCGGGCGGGGGCAGAGCGAGCCGGATCCGATGCTGGCCGCCGCGCACCGACCGACGTCGACGTTGGAGGAGCTGCCCGGCTACGTCTGGGACGCCGAGAAGGAGGTCCCTGTGGATGGTCCGGGGGCGGAGTGCCTGCGGTGGGTGGTCGGGCATGTGGATCTTAGGTCGAGGGCGGGGGTTCGGTTCCTGTGAAGAGCGTGCTGAGCGTGGTGCGGGGCCGGGCGCTGCTCGACGTGATCGGGCTGCTGCTGGTGGTCCTCGGCCTGGGCGTGGTCCTGGCCGCGCTGGTGTCCCTCGCGGTCGGGGTCGGTGCCGGGCTGGTGTCCGGTGGGGTGGCGTGCCTGCTGCTGTCGAGGGCGGCTGAGGGCTGATGCGGTCGGTGCTGGGGTCGCTGCTCGACCGGGGCGGCGGCCCGCGGAACGCGGTGGCGCGGAGGCGGATGTCGTTCGCGCCGTCACTGCTCGGGACGTCGGTGAACGGTGACCGGCTGATGAGGGCGATGGGCGAGGTGTCCACGCTGTTCGCGATCATCGACCGGCTCGCGACGTCGACCGCGTCTGTCGAGTGGAACCTCTACCGCAAGGCGCCGTCCGGTGAGAAGAAGGACCGGACGTTGGTCACGAAGCACCCGGCGCTGGACCTGTGGCGCAAGCCGAACCGCTTCTACACCGGGCAGCGTTTCGTGCACACCATCCAGCAGCACGAGGAGCTGGTCGGCGAGTCCGCGTGGGTGATCGTGAAGGCGGGGCGGCTGCCGGTCGAGATGTGGCCGGTGCGCCCGGACCGGCTGGAGCCGATCCCGGACCGGGATAAGTTCCTGGCTGGGTACCGGTACTACGGCGGCGGGGAGAGCGTCCCGCTCGATGTGGACCAGGTGATCCGGCCGATGTCGCCGCACCCCATGGATCCGTACCGCGGGCTGGGGCCGGTGCAGGCGCTCCTCACGCACCTCGACGCGGCGCGGTACAGCGCGGAGTGGAACCGGTCGTTCTTCCTCAACGGCGCGGAGCCGGGCGGGATCATCGAGGTCTCGCAGGGCCTCGACGACGACGAGTTCGGGAAGTTCCGAGACCGCTGGGCCGAGCAGCACCAGGGCGTGAGTAACGCGCACCGGGTCGCGATGCTCGAAGAGGGCATGAAGTGGGTCGACCGGGTCTATTCGAACCGGGACATGCAGTTCGTCGAGCTCAACGGGATCGGCCGGGAGATCATCCGCGAGGCCTACGGCTTCCCGAAGAGCATGCTCGGCGCGGTCGAGGACGTGAACCGGGCCAACGCCGAGGCCGGCGAGGTGGTCTTCGGCCGGTGGCTGGTCGTGCCGAGGCTGGACCGGAAGAAGGACCACCTCAACAACGAGCTGCTCCCGATGTACTACCGGCCGGGTGAAGTGGTCGACCTGGAGTTCGACTACGTCGCACCGGTCCCGGAGGACCGGGCTGCGGACAACGAGGCGCTCACGGCGCAGGCGAACGCGTTCAAGACGCTGATCGAGGCCGGGGTCGATCCGGAGTACGCCGCGGCGCACGTCGGGATGCCGCCCGGCGCGATGGACGGCGGTCAGGACGACGCCGACGGGGAGGCGGACCCTCGGAACATCGTTGAGATGGTCCAGAAGGTCTACCTCGGGGTCGGGGTGGTCCTCACCGCCGAGGAAGCCCGGGAGATCTTGAACCGGGCCGGGGCGAACCTCGGCGAGCTCGAACCGGGCGCGCTCGTCGGCCGGACCGCGACGGGGAGCACGAGGGGTGGGGGCGTCCCGGACGACCAGCAGCCGCCACCGTCTGAGCCGCCCGCGTCCGGGCCGCCGGACCCGGCCGCAGAACCCGCAGATCCGGAGGAACCGTGAACCGCTGGAAGGCGCTCGCACCCGCTCAGCGCGGCTGGCGCATCGAGAACGCCGTAGGTGGCGGCGAAGCCGAGTTGTACATCTACGACTTCATCGACTCGTGGGGCGGAGAGTGGGGTGTCTCCGCGACGGAGGTGGTGAACGCGCTGGCCACGGTCCGCGCGCCGCTGCTGCACGTCCACCTGAACTCGCCGGGCGGCGACTACTTCGAGGGCGTCGCGATCCGGACGGCCCTGCAGAACCACGCCGCGGCGGTGACGATCCACGTCGACGGCCTGGCCGCGTCGGCGGCCTCGGTGATCGCGACCGCGGGAGAGCGGTGCGTCATCGCGCGGGGCGCCCAGATCATGATCCACGAGGCGCGGTCGGTGGCGCTGGGCACGGCCGACGACATGCGCGCATCCGCGGAGCTGCTGGACAAGATCGGCGACGACATCGCCGCCATGTATGCGGCCCGGGCGGGACAGGGCGACACCGCGTCGTGGCGGGCGCTGATGCAGGCGGAGACGTGGTTCACCGCGGACGAGGCGGTCGCGGCGGGCCTGGCCGACGAGGTCGCCGACGGCAGCACCACCAGCGAGGCTGCCGCCGCAACGGCGTCGGCCGCCGCGGCCCGCTGGATCGCCACCTGGCAGCGCCCTGACCGCGAGGCGCCGCCCGGTTCCCAGATCCCCGCCGCTGCGGCGGAGGCAGCAGTACCCCCGGCACCACCGATCGCCGCGACCGCGGCATCCGACACCAGCAAGTTCGATCCCGAGCACCTTCGCTCGGCCATCCGGAAGGCGAAGAACCTGTGACCGCTCCGACCATCCCCACGTCGGCGGCCGAGCTCGAGGAGATGCTCGGTGACGACAAGCAGCTGAAGGCCATCTACGAGCAGGGCGGGCTCGGCGAGTTCGTCCAGAACTACGTGAAGGCGTCCCGCGAGAAGGACCCCGACATCGAGCGGCAGATCCGCGAGGGCGCGCAGGCCGTGCTGGCCGAGGTGATCCGCGACGGAGGACTCAAGGACGTCGCCCGGCCGAACGTGTCCCCGCTCGACGGGGCGAAGGCCCGGAACAAGCACTACAGCCCGGACGCCCCGGGCGCGGTGCTCGACGGGAAGTTCACCTCGACCGGTGACCTGTTCCGCACCCTCGCGCAGGCGCACACCGGGAACCGGGACGCTTCGACGCGGCTCGCGGAGATCCGCAACGACTTCTCCTCCGCGGTCCCTTCCGACGGCGGCTACCTCGTCCCCGAGGAGTTCCGCGCCGAGCTGCTCCGCACCTCCCTGGAGTCCGGGATCGTGCGTCCGAAGGCGCGCACGATCCCGATGGCCACGCCGCGGATCAAGTTCCCTGTGGTCGAGGACACCAACCACGCCAGCTCGGTGTTCGGCGGGATCGTCGGCTACTGGTCCGAGGAGGGCGGCCAGCTCGTCGCGTCCTCGGCCAAGTTCGGGTCCGTCACCCTCGACGCGCAGAAGCTGACCGGGTACACGGAGATCCCGAACGAGCTGATCGAGGACTCGGTCATCTCGGTGACCGCGTTCGTCGACGAGGTGTTCCCGACCGCGCTCGCGTGGTTCGAGGACCTCGCGTTCATGCGCGGCACCGGTGTCGGTGAGCCGCTCGGGTTCCTGACCGCCGGGAACACCGCGGCGGTCACGGTCGCGAAGGAGGGTTCGCAGACCGCGGACACCATCGTCCGGCAGAACCTGGCGAAGATGTACTCGCGGATGCTGCCGACGAGCCTCGCCTCGGCGGTGTGGATCGCGAACATCGACACCTTCCCGGCGCTCGCCGAGCTCGCCGCGGCCGACAGCTCCCCGGTGTGGCTGTCGAACCTCGTCGACGGCCCCCCGATGTCGATCCTCGGCCGCCCGGTCATCTTCACGGAGAAGGCCGACACCCTCGGT